ATATATTACATTGCTTGGACTTATAATATAAATAACACTTATAATGTAAATAAAATTCCTCCAACGCGTGATTATGATATTTCATTGGCGACGATTGTAATTCAACCTTTCCCACATAAACCAAGCAAACCAACTATTGTTATTAATAATAATATTACTGAAGATATATCGCAAGTAGAGTTGTTTATAAGTGAAGCAGAGTTAAATGATTTGTCTAGAAATATTTATGTAAAAAATCATGAGTATAATGATATTTCAGAAGTAAAAATACATTATTATTTATGGACGCCGGATGATGTATATAGAGAAGATAATACTGGCGGGTGGATACTTCCAGAAGATTATAAAGGGTTGGAAGACATTAGAATAAAAGAATACCCATCAATCTATTATGATGAAACCGAGAAAATAAACAAATTTTATGATTTGTCTTATAATGGTGGATATGGAATTGATAAAAACAAAGCACATGTAAAAACACTAGTAGGTAAAGATTTACGCGATTTATCAAAAGCCATATTTACCTTGGCTGATTTAAATGTAAATAGTTTGCCGTATTCTAGTAGTTATTTAAAAAATGGAAATATGGTTCCATATATTGGTATTTGGGGATATGAATTAGTAATGAAATCGACATCTTTGTATTCAGGAATTTCTATTCAATCCGATATTTCCAATACAACGAATGCTAATTTTATTTTTAGAAAACCAGATTGGAAAGTGGGATATGAGTTGATATTTAATAATAATAAAACTGCTAGTAACGCATCATTAAATACTAGTGATTTTTATAATTATAGTGCGAATAGTGTAGTAGATGATGTTACAAATAATATAAGACAATTTACGAAATTAAAGTTGCAAGTGATTCCAGGGACAAACAACTTACAGTTTTATAAATTAGATACAAGTGGAAACAATGTGTTATTAAATACATTGCAGATAAATGAAACATCTTTTAATAATGATACAATATACTTATATAACTTATATTCAACACAAGGTATTCAAACTGATGTAGAAATACCATCGACAGCAGAAGGCGGAAGTTGGACATTTAATACTACTACGGGAAGAATTGTTTTTCAATCGCAACCACAAAACCCTATCGATATTATTAATACACCTATTTATTTTACATTTTATAAACGGGTGGATAATGATCCTTTAGATGATATATTTAAAAAAAGCCAAGCGTCTTTTAAAACAACTACTTTTAATAAATATTTTTACACTTCTGCACTATTAATTGAGCCACCTCCCGTTATCGAACCACAGTTGGTGTATAATAGTTATAGATGTACGGATACCGGATGTCCAAAAGAAACCACAAAAACAAATGAAAATAGAAACTTTGTTATGCGATACGCATCACTATTTGATATCGATTTTTCTAAGGCCGCAAAAATACGGTTTGACTGTGGAAGATAAGTAAAATTAATACACAATTATACAATTATACAATTATACAATTATACAATTGATTATAAATATAAATAATACCTAATACCACATAAAAAAAAATAAAAGCATTATTTATACAAATGTCTACATTTACAGGTATCAGTTTAAAAACAATGCAATTTACATTAAAACCAAACGGCATTTTACATTTTAATAATTTTAAAATAGTTAAATTTAATGATAACATTCAACCATTTGTTTTAGTAAAAAACACTATTTTAAATAATCAAGACATACAAAGTTGGAATACCAGGAAATTAGTATTATTTAACTTTGAAGACACAAATACATATGGACTATTAAATAGTGAGGTTGGTAAAGTAATTGCACAATACACAAATATAGATTTTACAAGTTATAATTTTACCGGATTCGACTTTGCTGATTATACTGTATTTAAAATAATAAAAATAAAAAAAACTTCAGAAGCGGTATTTAAAAACATACAAGAAGAAATCAGTGCCTTTGATGTAAATGGAAATGTATCGGGAACACAGTTAGAAAACATAAATATTTCTAATCAAAGTTTTAATACCAATAGTGCTAGTATTTTAATTAATTCTACTCAAAAAAGTGAGTTTTTTATGTTTGGATTTAAATGTGATCCAACAAAAACTAACTTATTTACTACCGATGAACAAAGCGCAATAACCGAAACGATTGATAATATGATATACATATTTGAAAACAATTTTACAACCGGGTTTTTAAGTGGGGCAGTTCCTAGTGAAATTAAATTTAAATTATTAATGGATAATACAGAAGAAATACAAATTATAAATACAAGTCCGGTATCCAATTACAATATATCTTTTAACAATACTACTATAAGTCCATCTACATCAAATCGTGTTATAAGCGTTGGGACATCATCAATTATTACTTTGTTTGTAGAAATTATAAATGGTGTTACAGATAGTAAAATTAATTTAAGATTTTCAAGTAATGATATCATATTTAATACATTTGTTCCGGAATTAAAGCAAATTGGAGGCAACAGTTATCTGGTGAGTTCTCGTCCCAGTGGTTTAAATCCGGATTTATACATATTTAATATTTCGGTATTTAAAATATCCGCTGTAGATCGTATTACTAGAAGTACAACTAGTGTTATTAGTTTAAACAATAATAGAGATATTGAAGTGTTTATAGAACCAGATTTAAAAACGGAATATTTTGGTGGGCAAACGCCATTAGTAAACCCTTTAACGATACAAATTATAAATAACAACCCTACAATTTTTGATATGCCCAATCAAATAACATTTCCAACCATCGATGGAAGTGATATAAACAATACAATATTTACCATAGCAAGTACGGCTAATCCTAGTAATTTAAACAATGTTTTATCGGTTGATTTTACTGTTCAATCCGCGTCCGCATTGTTTCAAAATCTTACGATTCCTTCTTTATCTATACAAGTCGCCAGTATACAAACACAAGGAAATATTACAAAATGTTTTATAAATACATCTTCACCAATACAATATAATCCTATCGTTACAATTGAAACCGCACCAGGAACACTAGAAGATTTGTCAAGTGCAACATTAACTGGAACAAATGTTCAACGCCCAATCACTCCTCAAACATATACTTTTTCAGTTCAAGTAATAGATGGCCAATTTGTAATAGAATATGAAACAAATTTACAGGTCGATCAAATTAGTAAACGATTTAGTGCGATCGACGATGTTAATTTTCAAGCATACGAAAGCGATATATATGTATTTGATACAAGTCATCCTAGTAATCAAAACCATTTAATGACATTTTTTTCAAGTAACACAATTAATAGTAATAATGAATTAGTAAGTGGAGTTGTATATGATAACAATATAAATCAAGGAAGTGTCGGTTCAAAAATAACGTTAACTGTTCCATTAAACAGTCAATTTTCAAATATTTATATATCGGATTTTCCATCGGGTGAAGATAGACAAAACAAATTAACTGGTTTATGTCGGATAAACATATTACCCAATCCAACTAATATTGATGTAGGAACATTTAATTTTACATTATTAGTAGGAAATGGAACAAGCACCATGAGTTTAGTTCCTAATGTAGATATTAATAATATTCCAATTAGTGGCATTAATGATTTAACAATAGGAAATGATGCGGGTAATACAGATGCAGAGCGGATTTTAGAGTTATTTTCAGGAGAGTTGCCTATACCAACTATTCAAGTATACCCTATTTATTTATCTAAACCAGAAAATTTAGAGTTTGTAGTGTTTAACAAAACGTATGTATTATTAACATGGAATGTCACCAATAATGCAAATATTTATCCTTTTGCGAATCCAAGAGAAAGTAGATATCCAATTGATGTATATTATAATATTTATCGAGAAGACGCAGATACCAACAATATTTCTTTATTAGGAACAAGCATTATTAATTCATTTACAGATATAACCCCTGAAAATTTCAATAATTATAATTATTATATCGAATCAGTTGCCACATGGGAAGGACTTACAATGACATCGCAAAAAAGTAATGCTTTATTTGTATTTGTATGTGAAAACAATCGGTTTCCTGATGGTAGATGGAACAATTCGTTTTCAAACCCAAAATTATACCAAGAATTATCCACTTGTAGTAATAGAAACAATATTACATCTAGTTTATTTCCAAATTCATGGTCGTTAAGTAGAAAAGAAACATATGCTAGGCTGGCTAAATTATCCATTAATAAAAGGTAAATAAATCGCATAGCAAATTATACCATACGCATAAATAAAATAAAAAATATTAATAAACATTAACATTATTAATATTTTTACTGTTTTGATTTATTATTTTATACATTTATTTGTTGTTATCGGGTTTATCTTTTATCTTTTATTTTATATTTATTCTAATAATTCTAAATCGTTGATATTCCAATATTCACTGGAACCATTGGGCATTGGGCGGCGAATAATAAATGGTATTTTTTTTTCTAATAATTCTTGATTTGCGATAGACAACCCATCTATCATATTAACATCTACTGGTATAAAGGGTTCAGAACCACTATTTATTTGTTGAGCTCGTATCCCTATTACTTTAGCTTTTTCATATTTAGTCATAATAGGAATTGTTTTATGAAATGGATCTACTATTTTTCCGTTGTTATCTCGAACAACTTTTGAATAAGTTTGCAATTCTTCTTCAGATATTTGCACCACTTCTGGATGATAATCAACTAATACATTTTTCTCCTCATAACCTTGTAATTTTTGCAGATCTTCATCATCACTGTCATCATCTTCATCATCTTCTTCTTCATCACTGTCATCATCACCTTCTTCTTCATCATCTAGTGCGTCATTATCATCTTCGCCATCATCGTTATTTTCATCATCATCTTCTTCATCTGAATCTTTAGCAAGTAAAGTATCATTATCGTCTTCGTTAATTGGTTCTTGTTTTTCTAAACTACTCTCCACTGATGTATCATTTACACTTTCATTTTCATCTTCCTTTGAATTGGTTATTCCGAAAAAATCTGTTACAACATTCATATGTAATAATAATAGACTTAATTTTAATTGGTAAAAAAATATTAATTATTTAAATCAATTTTACATTTTCTATTATGTTATATGTTATATGTTATATGTTTGTGGAAGGAATCAATATGTAGTATAGTGTAGTTTATATTTATTCATTTTTCCAAACATTATCACACAAACAGCACAAATACATATACTTCATATCTACATCATTGTATCGTATGGTGACTATTTTTGTATCTTCACCTTCTTTATTTGACTCACAATCATCATTTGGACACTTAACATTTTTAACTTGGGGTAAAGTAGGGTCTAACTTAGTATATTCATTTACAATATCTTTGTAATTACCCTGTTTTTTATTGATATAGCTTTTAGAAACACATATTGATGATTTATCTACTACTAAATCAGTGTCTTCATAATTACATTGTCTACAACTATATATTAGTTTATTTAAGTATTCTCCGCCTCCTAGTTTAATATAATACATATTATCACACTTAGCACAGAAATGCATTTTATATAAATATAGATTTATATATTTATATATTAAATATTTCCTTTTCAATTTAATAGATTATTGTTTTTCATTGTGTCTATTTAATTTGTGATAGACTATTAAATTTAGATAATAAGTAACCATCAAGTTTACATTTCATAACCATGTTGTAGATATTAATTATTAAAGTTTTCTCACGGAACTTTGGTGCATTTGTATCTTTCGATGTGCGGTTTTTACGAATAGGGTCTATATCTTTAATTTTTTCTATAATATCCTGTTGATGTTTAACAACATATTCATCAATATGAGGTTTAAATTTATTATACATGTCTTTGCAGATTTTACCGCTCAATACATCTAATAACGCAACCTTAACACTCGCATATTTAATTATTTCGTTGTATGTTTTAAAACTAGGATACGTCTCACTTATACCCGGTTCATTTAATAATGGCTTATTATGAAACAAAGTCACCAATGTAAGTAATATACTAGAAATGGTTTGACATGAAGACCATTGCGGTCCACTCCATGTATTTAAAATAGAAATACACACCTTGCCATTTCTATATAAATTGGGATTAAAACGCACATTGTCACCATTTGTTAAATAATCTACGCGTGGCGGACTATACGGATAATCATCTGGAAATTTAAATCTAAAAAAGTATATACCATAACTATAGATTGTATCAGCTGGACCAAATACCATCGCATAACCCTTTCTAATATCTTCATCATCATGAATATAATAAATACCATGTTCATGCAGTGGATGTTTATTTATATCGATTACATCTTTCAACAATCTTTTCTCTCCCGAATTAAGTGACATTTATTAATAATCATTGAACTATTTTTAAGTATGTTACACATTTCTATTCTTGGCTTTATTGGGTGATGTGGCTGTAGGTGTTGATAGGACAACCGCGTATAATTATAGTGAAATTAGTATATTATATGGAATATGTGATTTTAAATTGATTTAAAAATATAATAATAATTCATAGATATAAATATTCATACAGAAATGTCAGCTTTAGGTAAATTTCTACAAAATCATAAAATAAAAAAGGGTGAGCCATATACTCACACCAGAATCGGTGATAAATCATCCGATATATATGGAGGTGCTTATTTTATATCTGTATCTGAAACAAAAGAATTTAATCGTTTATATATAAACGAAATTTTAAAGAAGAAAGGTAAAGAATACTTGACTGAGGTACAAGACAAAGAAAATGGTGGTCCAATACTAGTGGATTTCGATTTCCGGTATTCAACTGAGATAACGGAACGACAACATTCGGAAGAGCACATTAACGACATCGTTGAATTATATGTTGAAAAGATACACCACTTGTTTAATGTAGACAAGAAATCGTTTCCTATTTATATATTTGAAAAGCCTAATATAGTGCCCAAAGATGATATAGTAAAAGACGGTATTCATATGATTATCGGTCTTCATTTAAAACATGATAAGCAAATGTTATTAAGAAAACATGTGTTAAGTTGTATTGGACCACAGATATTAGATGACTTGTCATTGGAAAATACACCTGAAAATGTATTAGACGAAGCCATCACTAGTGGGCGTAACAACTGGATGATGTATGGTTCGCGAAAACCCAATAACGAACCCTATAAACTAACTTATTACTACAAAATAACTCTTGACAATAGCACCAGTGAAGACGCGATTCACAAGATAGAAGAACAAGATGTTAAGAACATTAAAGACCAAAAAGCAATTCGTATTTTCAGCACGCGATATAAAGAATGGAGTAAGGTGCACTTAAAACCGGAGTTTGAAGACGAATTGGATAATATACAGACATCAAGAAATAATAACCAAAGTAATCCAGTGCTACTATCGTCTTCGATAGAGATGCCTAGTTCATTGTATGGATATGTATCTCGGGAAAATTTGGAAGCTACTATTGTAGATAAAGAAAGTATGGAACAGGTGATGGCAGTAGTGTTTGCGTTCTTAAGCAAGAACGACACTTCTATTAGTGAAGTCCACGAATACACGATGGCTCTTCCGGAACCTTACTATACCGATTACCAAAAATGGGTAAGTGTCTGTATGGCATTAAAAACCACCAGTGAATTATTGTTGCCGACCTTTATATACTTTTCCAGCCAATGGGAGCGTTTTGATTATGGCAATCTAGGTGATGTATTAGATAAATGGCAAAGTATTTCCAACAAAGAAGGTTCGCGTTTGACGCATCTAAGTATTCGCTACTGGTGTCAATTAGATAATAAAACAGAATATGATGCGATTCGCGAAAAATCAACGGATATGTATATTAAAAAAACCTTAACAGGTGGCCCGCAAAATGCCGGCGCCGATTATGATATGGCGGTATTAGCCAGACATTTATATAAAGACCAGTTTAGATGTGTGTCGATCAAGAAAAATATATGGTATACATTTCAAGGAAATCGTTGGATAGAAAGTGATTCAGGCAGTGATTTGCGTCGTAACTTATCTAGTCATGTAGCTAGAATCTACTTAAATAAAGAACGAGAATGTATGAATAAGATCGGTGAATTAGGTGCGAATATCACGGAAGAACAAACCAAGAAATTAACAACTGAAGCAGCGACATATTGTCAAGTAGCATATAAATTAAAAGGTTGCACGCCTAAAAACAACATCATGATGGAGTGCCGACACTTGTTTTATGACAGCGAATTATTAAACAAATTAGATACAAACCCTATGTTATTGGGCTTTAAAAACGGTGTATATGATTTTGAAAGTGACGAGTTTAGAAAAGGTTTGCCAGAAGATTACATATCTTTAAATACCAAGATTGACTATGTAAAACTAGATAGAAATAATGAAAAGCATGTTAAAATCATGGAAGAGATTGATGATTTCATGGCGAAACTGTTTCCCGATGCTAAATTGCGGGATTATATGTGGGAGCATGCCGCTTCTGCTTTAACTGGCAATAACTTAAATCAAACCTTTAATATTTATACTGGAGCAGGAAGTAATGGTAAATCAATGTTTGTAAAGCTTATGGAGAAAGCATTGGGTGATCTTAAAGGAACAGTTCCCATTTCACTTATTACACAAAAAAGACAGGGAATTGGTGCTTCTTCATCGGAAGTTGCTTGTTTAAAAGGACTTCGTTATGCTTGTATGAATGAACCTAGTAAAGGAGACAAGATTAATGAGGGCATATTAAAGGAAATAACCGGTGGTGATCCAATACAAGCAAGACAGTTGTATTCAGAAAGTATCATCTTTACACCGCAATTTAAGTTGGTGTGTTGCACAAATCATTTGTTTGAGATTAAAGCACAAG